TTACGCCTAACCCCAAACAAAAGGAGTTTTTTAGGGCGAGGGCGAAACATATCGCATATGGCGGCGCGCGTGGCGGCGGTAAATCATGGGCTATGCGGACAAAACTGATAACGCTGGCACTCCAGTATGACAAAATACAGATACTGCTGCTCCGGCGCACATTCCCGGAACTGCGGGAAAACCACATAATCCCGATGTTGGAACTGCTGGGAGGGATAGCAAAGTATAAAAGCCAGGATAAAGTGTTTGAGTTCCCGAACGGGGCGAGAATAGTCTGCGGCTACTGCTCAAATGAGGTTGATGCGCTGCGGTATCAGGGGCAGAGCTACGATGTGATAGGCATGGAGGAGGCCACGCAATTTACCGAGCAGCAGATGATTTGGATATCATCCGCCAGCCGTCCGACGATAGCAGGATTTAGTCCCCGGATGTACTACACCTGTAATCCCGGCGGTGTCGGGCATACATGGGTAAAACGATTATTTATTGATAGGAGCTATCAAAATCAGGAGCGGCCGGAGGACTATGTTTTTATTCCGGCCAGAGTTACGGATAATTACGTTTTGATGCAGAGAGACCCGGACTATATAAGGATACTGCAAAATATGCCCGAGGATATGCGCCGGGCGCACTTGGACGGCGACTGGGATGTGTTCGCCGGGCAGTATTACCCCGAGTTTAGCCGGGATATCCATGTGATAGAGCCGTTCCCACTGCCCTCGCACTGGCGGCGTTACAGGGCGATAGACTACGGACTGGATATGTGCGCCTGCCTGTGGATAGCGCTGGACCCGGAGCGCAACGTATACGTATACAAGGAGCTGCACGAGCCGGATTTATCCATATCGACGGCGGCAGAGCGTATATTGAGCACGACCCTGCCGGACGAGCAGATATACAGCACTCTCGCGCCGCCTGACCTGTGGCACAGGACGCAGGAGACAGGCAAGCAAAAGGCTGATATATTTTACGAGCACGGGCTGACGCTGACCCAGGTATCAAATGACCGTGAGGCGGGGTGGCTTGCTGTCAAAGAGCTGCTCAAGCCGTGTGGGGATAAGTCTAAGCTACAGATATTTAGCAACTGCAATATTTTAATCAAACATCTGCCAATGCTGCAGAGAGATACCAAAAAGCCGACAGATGCCGCACTGGAACCGCACGAGATTACTCATATATGTGATGCTCTACGGGCATATGCGATTTATTGGAGCAGGCCTGCGGATGTACCGGCGACGAGAGAGTACAGGCCGCCGTGGCCGGATGATGTTGTAGAGGACTATTACAACAGCGACGAGGAAGGCAGGGCGTACCTGCGACAAATATACGGAGAGCCGAGGTAGTGACATGAGGATAGAAGGGCGTAAGATTGATTTTTTCCCTGACCTGTACGATAGCTGGAAGCACGTACAGGAGCAGTACTATAATAAGTTGGCTCAGCACATGGAGCAGTACAAGGGCGACCCGACAATCGACGGGAGCGCAGAGGCGGCAAAAGTCGTCCGGAACATTACTTACGAACTCATAGAGGCGCAGGTGAGTACTCACATCCCTACGCCTATAATCACGCCAAAAATCCCGACAGCTTCTCATGCCCGGTATGCCCGTAACGCTATGGAGTATCTAAAATTACAGTTGGATGAGCAGCCGTTTGAGGAAATGAACGATATAGACGAGCGCCGGACCAAAATTTACGGCGGTGACGGATTTATCATCGAGTGGGACAACTCATGGCGCACACACACAGAGATAGGCAGACCGGAGGTCACCTGCGTCAATCCCTGTAAGATTGTCGGGCAGCCGGGCGTGTACTCCATACAGGACATGGACGCATGCTTTGTCGTATACAACACGACAAGAGAGGACGTGCAGGCAAAATACGGCGTGACAATAGAGCAGGCGGAGATGACCGAGCCGGACGAGGATACCCCGTCTGATGCTGAGACTGTGACTGTGGTCGTGTGCTGGTACAAGGATGAGGACGGCAACGTCTGCAAATACGCATTCTCGGATAGCGTAGAGTTAGAGGATATTGAGGATTTCTGGGCGCGTAAGTCGGAGATATGCGACACCTGCGGTAAAAGCGCGGAGTTGGTAGAGGACGAGGATAAAAAAGGCCGGTGCAGGTGCGGCGGCAAGATAATCAAACAAAATGAGGATTATAGGGAGCTGACACGGGATATAGTTACGTCTGACGGGCGTATAATCCCCGCCATGTCTCCTAAGTACCGCAACGGTGAGATAGTCACCGAGAAGGTCAAAGTACCCCTCATGGATGATATGGGCAATCCGGTGATGGAGGACGCTGACGGCCTGCCTCGTTTAATCATGCAAGAGATAGACGAGCCTGTGATGGAACGTACCCGAATCCCGTATTATAAGCCCCGGTTTATACCTGTGGTTATCCGAAAAAACACATCACAGGAGGAACATCTGCTCGGACAGTCCGACTGTGAGTTCATACGACCGCAACAGCAGGAAATAAACAAACTGGAGACGAGAATACAGGAAAAACTAATAAACTCGTCTGTTACCCCTGTTATGCCTGAAGGAGCAAGGACAACATACACAAACAAACTGTTTGAAGCGGTCATAAGACTAAAACCGGGTGAAAGCAAGAGCGATTACGGTATAATAAACACCACGCCGGATATTTCCTCCGACGTTATGCAGGCAGACCGGATATACGACCAAGCCAAGCGCCTACTGGGTATTACAGATACCTATTTGGGACAGCCGGATACAACGGCGCAATCCGGTATAGCCAAGCAGATACAGGTACAAAGGTCGTCGGGGCGGTTGGCGTCTAAGCAGCAGATGAAAGCGGCCGCTTATCAGGATATTTATATGCTGATGTTTGAAATGGCAATAGCCTATGCGGATGAACCCAGAAACATATCACTATCCGACGAGTTCGGGATAGTACACGGTGCGCAGTTTAACCCGTTTGATTATTTAGAATTAGATGAGGAATCAAATGAGTGGTACTACGACCTGTCATACACATTCTCGGCCGATACCTCAACAGCAACAGAGGAACACGGAGAGCAGAGGTGGGCGCAGATAGCGCAGGACTACTCCGCAGGACTGTACGGCGACCCCAAGAGGACGGATGCTCGGCTGCGGATGTGGCTTGACCGCGAGAAATCGGGCTACCCGGACGCACACCGGAATGTAGAATACGAAAGAAAGATGCTCCAGGCTGAAATTGAAGCATCGAGGAGGGGAAATGGACTACAGGAAGTACGCTGATATATTGGCGAAAAACAAGAAAATTAGCACAACAGCAGACGGTGGCGAGTATTATCAGTACCTCTCTGCGCCTACAACGCCTCCTGTGTACACTCCGGAAAACGATGACCCGAACGACCCCGGAAGTGATGATGTATGGGGGACGGGTCCGGCATTACCCACGGCGCCGTCGTCAGGGCTGATGACATACGACGAATTTCTCGAACAATACAAGATGCCTGCGCCGCAAGCACCGTTGAGTCAGGGCGCTTATAATGAGCGCATGGGTATAAATACCGACTTAGCGTATCAGCAGATGATACGGCAGGCAGAGACCGACTATGCCAAGGCGCAGGCTACATACGGCCAGAGAGCCGAAATGTTGGGCAGAAGCGGCCTCACGGGGTCAGGATACGGAGATTATATAACCGGACAGGGATACGGAGCCATGCAGGGCGCGAAAGTTGACGCGGCAGAGGTTAAAGCCGCTGCTGACCTGCAGGCGGCTAACCTGTACGGGCAGTATTTAGCTAACGTACAGGCACAGAATATGTCTATGCAGCAGCAGTACGCCGCCGCTTATCAGGAATATGTGGCACAGGAAAAAAAGAAGGTACAGGAGATTAAGGACGTCGTTACTGGCATGGCGGCAAACGGCATGAGCGAGGAAAACATCCTCAAATACATAATGAGCTACTACGGCATTGACGAGGAAACCGCAAGGCAGTACATGACCGGTATATACGACGTAGGCGCGTCACAGTATCAGCAGAGCCAGACAGCGCAGACAGAGGCAGAAGCGGCGCAGACGGCAGACCGGCAGGCGAAGCTGAACGCAGAGGTACAGGAGATGATAGGCGGCGGCAAGACAGGGAATGTGATACGGGAACAGCTTAAAACGCTGGGCTATACAGATGCCGAAATCGACGCGGCTCTCGGCGCGGCTTCCAGTGTCACTCGGGCAAACATAGGCGACCTTATTAACACCGCCATGTCATACGACGAAATTCCCACCTCCGCTGACATAGACAACCTTGTCAATACCGGTACAATCACACCGGAACACGCAGAGCAATTGAAGCAGGCGGCGCAGTCGAAGCGGTATGAGTTCCTGATGAAAGAATTTGAGGCCTTAGCAACAGACGAGGATAAGGCGGCCTTCTTTTCGAGGCTTGACGAAATCCGCGCCGAAATAGGGGAGGCGAACTACATAAAATTGTACAAGGCACGGATTGACAGTAACATCAACGGTGCAATAAGCGGTAAAGACCCCATAGGAAACGTATTAACAACAATGCAGTATCTTAACACAATTAAAGACACATTAGGGGATAAGGCGCACAAAGAATTGCTTGAATATGCGGCAAGTAAGATTAGCGTTGTTTCTGTAAACACCACACCGAGAGCGTCAGAAATAACGGTATCCATTAACGGTACAACCGATACGGTGGCGTTTAACATGTACAACACAGACTTCCACACACCGCGTAAAGGCAAAGATGGTGATATTGTATCCGCAAATGATAAGTTATATGTTTACCTCGGCGCAAGCGGAAAATGGTTTGAAATGGACATAATAAGCCGTTCGGCGGGCGGAAAAGAAAACGCGGCTCTGCTTGCCGCAATACTCATACAGAGATATAAGGCACAACTCTACAATTATGCAAACGACGCATCGAATGTGGCTAATATATTGGCAGATGCGTTAGGCGGTTTGGGATAACAAAAACCCTGCCGTTTGGCAGGGTCAATGTTATTCCCACTTAGGATATAGCGTTAAGTCACATTCCACTCTGTCGGTGGACTTCCACGGGACGGTTAAAGCGGTATCGACAAACCATCCCTTAAAGGTAGAACCGTCCTTTTCGGGAATAGGCGGCGCATAGGAATCTCCGGCATATACCCTTGTTTCGGTATCACCGGCAACGACGGCATAAGTCATGTTGAGGTATCTTTGTTTGCGTCTGCGCTCTTTGGATAAGGCACAGGCGCGGCTGATATCCTTGCTGAAAGCAATCAGTATCAACAAGACGAAGAACAGAATAATTGCGGATATTATTATTTCCGTTGCGTACTTCTCCCAAAATGGCTTACGCCACATATCTGAAGATAATTGTACAAGCATATCATCACCTCCCCGTTACATTATACTCTTATTGTTATAAATTGTCAAGGAGAAATTACATGACTAATATTTCAAGCGATATGTGGCGATATATCGCGCCAAAAGTCAATCAAGCAACAACTTCATCCGATATGTACGGTGGCGAGAAGAAGAATCGCCAGCCTGTGCTCTACACTCTCGGAAACCTCGGAGCAGGATTAGCCGGGGTATTTGAGGGTATATATGATATTACTGTTGGAACAGCGGCGCAGTTCACGGGAAATGAAGCTTATGCGAGGTATCTTCATAATAAGTCATACTTAGGCGAATGGAGGCAGGCTCTTGACGAAGAACACAACCCCGGCAAGGGTATGAAGTTCATCGGTGACGTTGCTTCGGGTATAGGGCAGTCCTCGGCTTTTCTGCTTGAAGGGGTCGCGCCGGGTCTTGGTTGGGCTGTGTTCGGTACGGGTGTCGCCGGTGGCGGTGTATCCGAAGCATATCAGAAAACAGGTGAGCTGGGCGCAAAGGAATACATATACGGTGCTTCTCGCGGTTTGGCGGAGGCGGCTCTTGAAAAGTACGTCGGTGCAGGCGGTCAGATGGTCGGAAACCTCACGGGGAAAGTGGCGCCTTCGCTGACAAAAAAGGTTGTGTCGGCGCTGGCCGCAAAAACAGCGTCACAGGCGGCATGGAAAGGCGTCGCCAAGAGCATGATTTCGGCCGGGGCGGGCGAGTTCGTGGAGGAATTTTTAGGTGATTACATAGACGTCGCTTTGCAAAGGGTTACAGGGGTCGATAAGGAAGCCTCAACCACACTTAAAGAAGCCGTATACTCCGGACTGGTCGGTATGGTGTCCGGTGCGGTGATGGGCGGCGTTACAAAGAGTATAAACGTCGGAATGAGTTATCGTTCCGGCTCCAAAGTCGCGCAGAACGGGAACGCAGAGACGTTAATAAAGACCGCGAAAGTAGTGGCTGACAGCTTTCAGACCAAAGACGCAGCAAAGCTGCCGGAGACGCTTTCGCAGCTAAAAGATGCCGTGGCGCAGTATGAGAACACAACGAACAAGGAATCCGCAACGGCTAAAATAAAGTTAGGCGAGATTAAGACATATCTTGCTATAACCGAAGTATTCAGCGGCGTACAAGACGTTATAGCAAAGATAGACCAATCTGACGCAAAGCCATACGCAGAATATATGTCTGACTTAACCGGAAAGACCGTGACGGTCGAGGACTTCAAAGCCGACAAGGATAACGTCAAGACAAACTATGCTGTACAGGCATGGGCGGCGCTGTTCCTGAAAGACAGCAAAGCCGAGAAAGTAACAAGGCGGTTCAATGATATAATCCAAGCTGATAAAGAGGGCAGACCGGCTCCGAAAGGAACAATAGAGGGCTGGAGTGGTGAGGAAACCGTTATCTCTCTGGGGCAGGAGTATGTCAATATAATCAAAGACGGGGCAAAGTACAATGTCATGTGGGGGCAGTCGTCCGACAACGTGAACGTTATTAAGGGATTGTCGCAGGCGGAAGTAAAGACTAACCTTGAATACATGCGAAAATATTTTGAGGCAAGAGAGGCGGAGGTTCAGACCGCCAGAGAGATATATAACGCAACGGAGCAGGACGCGGC